AGGGCTTGTTCATAGAGAGCCTTTCTTGCCCGTTCTCCACGATCTTCGAGGATCGGTGCTGATTCGTCTTTGATGTATTCGTATGTCGTTTGTAGAGCGTACCACTCCAACGCCGCCCGCAGACGTTCGATCTCATCCAACGCCGCAGGCCATCCGGTACGGGCTTTTGCAATGAATCGGGCATTGTCTCGCCACAAGATTCCATGGTTGACTTTCGCAATCAACTCAAATCCCGGACCCTTTGTCCCCCAAATAAGACTGTTCGAAAGGTTATCGTTATACCACGGCCCCGGCGTTGCCGCCTCGCATATCGCGCGGTCTTTCGCAAAGTCTCTTTGGGGGATTTCCTTAGCGATGTCCATTCCCGATCCTCTCCTTATTCCCTTATGGGGTGATTGGTTCAATATCCGTTTCCTTGCCGCTCGTGGTTTACTTTGTTCTTTTCGACGTAGGCCGCGGCGATTTGCTCCCAGGTGAAGCCCAGTCGTTGCTCACCCAAAGCGAAGAAAATATTTAAAGCAGCGCGGAATCGCTGACTTTGAGTTAAAGCGGGTTTCGGAGCATAATATTCAGCGCCGATCCGTGCGACAGTGTGCAGCAATTCGATAAAAATAACCGTTGTTTCGCCCTCCACAAAATCGTCTGGGATATACAGATCATCAGCCGGCAGTTCTAGCTGCCGCGCGATGCTCAGGAAGAAGTGCAGGCAATCGACGTATTCTTCCAACAATGGATTGCGGTATCCGTTCGAACAATCACACATCACCTTTTCCGACGACACTCGCGCCCACCCAACTCCCGCATAGCCTTTATACGTAAATCCAAATCCATCACATTTAGCGCATTTCACTTGAATGCGCGGCTCCCGATCGTTGCTCCAATGCTTAAACCCGCGCCACTCGTTCGCCAATTCGCCGATCTCAACCTGCAGCGCCAATACCGTGTTCGGGAGCAGGTCTTGCCCCTCAAGTCCTTTTTCGCGGATGATCCGCTCGTCCAGCGTTTTTTGCATTTCGTACATTTGTTCAAGAGTGATGGTCATATATATCCTCCTTTAGGCTGTATGCCTTATTCCCTTATGGGGTGATGGGGGTTATCCCCAATATTTAGGGTCCCATTCGTCCTTGTTTGGCCCGCGCATCAGTTCCAGGACATGTACCTCTGGACTGTTATCCGCTGTTGCGACCAAAAAACCACATCGAAGGCAGTATGTCCGGGTCCAGAGTTCAGGCCATGAAGACATATTTCCTGTATATCTTGTTCGCTCGCACCCGCATTTGGGGCAGAATCGATCCGACAACTCTGCGGGTTCCGGGTAAGGCATCGGCGTCACCACAACCGCATTGATGCGCCGTTTAAGATTTGCCTTTCCCCATTTCCGGCCGAGCATTGCCTTTTTGGTCTTACGCGAAACAGAACGAATGTCATTGCAATGTTTGCCATAAAAGAATCGAAGATGGCGATTAAAAACGCGTGGTTTATAAGGGATGTAAGTTTCCTCGATATGAAATCCCATATCCCTCTAACCTCCTTATAGGGGAGGATGTTTGTCCTCCCTCAGAATAGTGTGAGTTGCCTATCAGATTCCGGTACACCCGGTCGAAAAATTACGACTGCACTCGGAAACGGCGCGTTATCAGTGACGCCACCAAATTTAAGGCGCCCGCGGACAAAACGAACCTCGCCTTTCATGCAGTAATCATGCCACCAAGCTGTGTCTGTCCGAGATGGTACCAGGCAAACGACTGTCGCCCCCCCTAATGCGCTTTCGTAAGCTTTGCGCACCCACTGCCCTATCTCTCGACCATAGGGTGGATTCATCCAGCACACGCCTTCCCATCGTTGTAATAGGCCGTTTTCGCGCTTGGTGAAGTACCGCGGGCACTTGGCGTTCTCGGGAGTGGCGCAAACGTCCAGAGTGAAGCCAAATTCTTCGTTGAGTCGGTCGAAAAAGTCTTGCGGTGTCGGCCATTCGTCGGTTTCAGACGAAAAATGGACAGCCATTTTCTCGCTAGGCATTTCTGTCCTCCTTTAGGGGTGCTGTCTGCATCCTCTCTCCCCCTCACTGGCCCCGAAGCCAATCGTCTATCAATTTGATTGCGTACATGATCGGGTAAATCTGCAGCGGATCAACCGCATTGCCAAGCGCCTTTAGCCGAGCCTCCCGGTTTTTGACGCCTGTCGCCACCCGCGGCGGCTCCCAATCGTATTGCTCCTGACCCATCAGCGCCGGTTGCGGGTAGCCTGCGACAAAGTCGGCCAGCGCGTCCAGCGGGTTTACTCCACGTCCGTCCATCCAAGCGGGAAGCACATCAACGCCTCGACCCACTCTGGGTTGAGTTGCCCCCCCACATTCTGCGGATCTTGATGACCAACCGCCCCGACCAACATTGTTCCGTGACTCCCGTTTGCCTCCGAAGGAGCGAGCGGGCGAATAGGCTTCCAATCCTGACTTGCCGTTGGCGTCGGCCAAAGGCTCCGCATCACCGCACCCGGAACTGTGTCCCGATCCGCTTGAGACGGCGGCAACGTCGCGTTCTTCGCGTCCTGTGCCGCTGGCGTGGGCCATAGTCGCATCGTCCGTTCGTCCACTTGCTCCCGAAGGTTCGCGGGCTTCGTCCGCCCTTTTCGGGTGGTTGTTGCTTGCCTTATCAGCGCCTCGTCCGATCGTTGCCCTATGTGATCCATCGTGTTCGGTGTAGCCCACAATGAAAACTCGATCTCGTCTGTGGCTGGCGTAGACGGCACAAGCCGGAACAACAAACGCTTGCGCGGTGTAGCCCTCGTTTTCCAGGTCAGTAAGCACATCGTCGAGCCCCAAAGTGACGTGCCCAGCAACATTTTCACCAACAAACCAACGGGGCCGGATTTCCGATAAGATTCGCTTAACTTCCGGCCAGAGGTGGCGGTCGTCTTCCGCGCCTCGTCGCTGCCCGGCGACACTAAAAGGCTGGCAAGGTCAAGGGTACCCGGCGGAAATAATGTTAATTGTTCGATCTTTTCCGTTGGGCACATCGTCAATCACTCCCTTCGCAACCAATTCGGCCTTGTTTAATTTGCGAATGTCGTCAAGAATCGGAACGTGCGGCCAATGCTTCTGGAGAACCTTTTGACAAAACGACTCAATCTCGCAAAAAGCAACGGTTTCGATTCCGGCCCATTCCGCCGCTAGTGATATGCCTCCGATACCCGAGAACAGGTCAAGCATTCGCATGGCGTTTCCGACCTTTCGTGTATTGGTTGTTGTGCGGCGAATAAATCCGTGTATGCTCGGACTTCGGCAAACATTCCAAGTTACTTATATCGTTGTTGGACTTATTCCCATCCTTATGGTGAATGTCCCATCCGTCCGGAATCGGTCCGTTGTAAAACTCCCACACGTCCCGATGCATATAACTTCGATCTCCGTAGGTTTTGCGGTAATACCCGTTTCTGCCCTTGGTGTATTTGTTCCAGTTGAATTCCTGATAGGGTTTTCGGATCGGCAATGGTCGAAGCGCAAACCCTCTTGTAGCAAAAATCTTATAAACCGTCTGCCTAGTTACGTCGAAAGCAATGGCAACTTCAGATAGGCTTTTTCCTTGCTGATAGAGCTTATACATTGCGTTTGCACGTTCATCTTTGCGTAATGCTGCCATATTTATCCGAGCCTCCTTTCAATCCCTCCGATGCCGGAAAAAAGTGACGCCTTACGCATTCCGCCGACCTCTGTTGCGCCAAACCGACTTATAAGCCTGGAGCGTTCTTGGCTTAATCCCGAACTTATCTGCGATCTCATGGTCCGCGAGTCCGTTCCTACGCAGTTCCTTGTACTGCTGCTCGGTGATGGCCTTACGTCCCCTCGTGCGGTTTTTGTGGCCGCGCCGTACTCTTTCCCGATGTTCCTCACCGCTGGAGATCGGGATAAACGTGGAGATTTGCATATATTTGGCCTTCTCAATCCGGTGCGGCGGCCCCAAGTCCATCCCGGTCTTGTAGGCGGCCATTTGCTCGGGTGTGAGGACCCATACTTTGACGTCGCTGTGGACGCTCATTTGGGATACACCTTCTTTTCCCGGTAGTTGACGATCGGGTATTTCTCGCGATTGCGGCGCTTGATCTCTTCGGCCGCGGCGATTTTGTATTTGAGAGGCGCGCCGGCATCGTTAAAGGCGATCTCGCATAGCTGTGCGCGAGTTGCTTGCTTCCAGTTCATTCCTCGTCACCGTCCGTCTCGACCGGCCCCAGCTCCGGCCATAGGATGATTTGCTCGCCTTGCTCTGCCATGTCCATCACGCTCCCCGTTTGCCCTTGCGCGGCGGGAACATAATCGTTTGCACCACAGCCGCCTGGAAGGCCGTCAGATCGACTCTAACGCCTCGCCGGGTATAATCTACCGCCCGTGCAATTTGAGCCAATACGAAGGCATCACGGACGTTGTCAGAGGGGTGCTCGTAGCCCCACCGCTTGTAGATGTGGACGGCCAGCTCGTCCTTTTTGGCGTTGCCCTTTGCACCGACGAACTTTTTTAGTGCGGCCGGCGCAACATCGTCATACCGAATCCCGCGGCTAAAGAGTGCCATTCGGATACCCCATCCGATGCCATATTGCGTGCTAACGGCGTTACCTTTGGCCCCGTATGCAAACCCCTCGATTGCGACGATGTCGTTGGGCTCCAACTGCTCGATCGTGTTGTCGATGATGTCGAGCATGCGGCCCGGGTCCGTGCCCTTGGCCGTGATCTCCTCGGCGTCTATCAATCGTCCGTCCCGGTCGAGGATGACGATCCCCGTTTTGGTTGACGGGTCGATACCAACATAGCGTCCCATTCGCGTGCCCTCCCCAGTTTTAAATCATTTTTGCGAGCGACATCCGCCCATAATTCCGCGAATGCCGCCGGCAGATAATCTGCAATCACTTCGCTCGTCGCCCGGCTTGCCCGCATCTCGCTGACGATTTGGCGGAGCATGTAATCAACTGCGTCCAGTTTTGATCTCAGGTATGGTGTAAAACTCTCCCACACCTCGATGGCCTGTCTGCGATAAAAGTTGTCCCTTTGCCCCTGCGTTGGCATTTGACTACCTCACTTTTTTCTCCGGCCGCCCAATGTGCCCCATATCTTTGCAAGGTGTTTTTGAGCTGGGTCTGTGGGCTCCTGTGAGCCATTTTCAGGCGTTTCAGAATCTTCCGACGGTATTTGTGCTGGTCTATCGTTGGCGGCCTTCTCGCGGGCCGTCAGCTCGTCCAGAAGGGCGTTGAGTTCGGCATACCGCTTTTCACCCCGGATGATTTGTTCCGGTTTGAGTCCGGGACGTTCGAGGGCTTCGGCCACCCGAACCATTTCGGCAAGCACTTCATCTCGCGTCAACTTCGACCCCTCCGTCACGTCCTTTGAGTTTGTGAACGAGTTTGCGCATCTCGGCGATCTGCTCCGGCGTAGGCTGATCTCCTGACGGCTCGCTCGTCACAAGCGTCATGCTTGGTTTTCGGCCGCCATATCTCGAAGGGTCGCCGCGGTTATGCGTCCGTCGTTGCTTGTTGGCCTCGAATTGATCGTCAAAGGCTTTGGCCCCTTCGAGCGTTTTTGCACCCGCTGCAGCATAATCGTTGAGGATTTTAAAGACGAGGCTTAATCCGCCCTCTTTCTTCGCTGATCTTTCGATGGCCCGGATGATCACGGATTCTTCAAAACCTTCGTCGTCGATATAAGCCCCAAGCTGCTCAGCTTGAAAACTCGTAAGATCGCGTTGATAGACTCGTTTGTATGCTGCCGAAAAGGATTCGGGTTGAAGTTCACCGAGTTCGTCAGTAGTAGCAGCAGCTACTTCTTTTCTTTCTTTCTCTTCTCTTCTGTTCTCTTCGTTTTCTATTCTCTTCTGTTCAGAAACTAACGACGTCTGACGGCATTTAACGTCAATTAACAAAATCTCTTCGAGCATTAGGTAATCATCGTAAGTGAGTACATTCACGTTTTCCGCCTTGCACTTCGCGAAATCAAAGTTCGAAGCAATTCCGTTGCCAATCAAAATAGCTGAAATGCCAGTCTCTCCAAGCATTTCGCGATATTTCGTGACCTGCTCGATTGACGCATTAGATAGCCGCTGCCTTTTGACTTCAAACAAATATTTCCTGCCACTATCGCCAATAGCGAGGATATCAACGTATGAATTCGCGATTCTAACTTGACGTTCGACCGACACAATTGTCTCTCCATCAATAAACTTGTTATCTCGAAGAAGATCGGCCAATAACTGCTCAATCTCTGCCTCGCTAGCAGAAAGAACGTTATTTGACGTTAAATAACGTTTTTTAACGTCATGTGATAACTCGCTAGGTGGCGCCGGAATTTTTGAGGGAATTCTCTTTTTCAACCCTTGCTGGTGGGCATCAAAGTTCGTGATTTGGATGAATTTTTCGTCCCCGACCGAATACCAGATGATCAACCCTGCTTCGTGAAGTTTTCCTAAAGACGCCTCGATGTCTTTGCTTCTCACATCTTCCATCATCGGGAAGACAAGCGCTTTGACATCGTAAGGGTCGCCGCTCATTCGGCCAAAATCATCAACGTGGGGAATGAGCATCAAGTACAACAGCCGGGAAAAATGGTCATCAAGGCGGATATTAAATTTTTTAGATACGCTAATGACCTTACTGATCATCCTCCGCTCTGCCATTTGTCATTTCCCCTATTTCGTATTTCCTCGCGCTTTTTCAGCAGCCATTCCCGGCCTTCCCGGGTATAATCCGCCCAATGATGGCACGTCCGGGAATCGGTGGAGGGGCCGCAGAGGATCACGATATCCTCTGCCTTGACGCCCTCCTGTCCAAATCTCCAACGCCGTTCGACGTGCGCGGCTTCCAAGGTCCAGACTTGCCCATGATACCGTCCACAGCGCTCACAGCGGCCGCCAGCGCGCTCCCATGCCGCGGCATATACTGCTTTTGTGACTTGACCGCGCTGTTTGGCGGTTTTGCTCCGGCGCTTATGCTTTGGCTTGGGGACTGGATTGTAGTCACCGATCGGCATTGCGATCACCCTTAAAACGGTAGATCATCGTCCGATATGTCTATCGGATGTCCATCATCCGCGAAGGGGTCATGCCTTCCTTGGTCGCCTGTGCTGCCGGAGCCGGTAGTGGATCGTCCGTCTCGTGGCTCCAAAAACCGCACATTCTCCGCCACGACTTCCGTCACATATACCCGCCGGCCTTCGTTGTTCTCATAGTTGCGCACTTGAATGCGGCCCTCCACGGCGGCCAGACGGCCCTTTCGCAAATAGTTGGCGCATGCTTCAGCTAACTGGCGCCACGTTACGATCGGGATGAAATCCGCTTCGCGTTCTCCCTGATCGCGGGAATACGGGCGGTCGATCGCAAGGGTGAATTGTGCGTGGGCGACGCCGGAAGGGGTATAGCGGAGTTCTGGGTCCTTGGTCAGGCGTCCGATCAAAACGACTTTATTCAGCATTCGCACCATCCTCCTGCTGCGGTTCTTCATCTTCGACGACTCGATAGTCGACATCGAAGATGCTGTCCGATTCGATGCCGTTATCTTTCCGGAGTTTCAGGATAGCTTCATCCGTTGTGAGTTTTTCCTGGATTTCGATGCTGATCGGCATGAGCTTTGCCATTTCCTTGATGCATGTCTTTTTCGCCATGGCGTCGAAGTGATCGACCCATGTCCCCGTCAACTCACCCGTTTGTTTGTCCTTGTTCTTGGAAAAACGCTTAGCGTGGGCCAAAACTTGCTCGTACGTCATCGTCACGAAGTCGAACGATCCGTCTTTGAGGCGATAGGCGGAATAGTAACGGACCGGCTTCCCTTGATCGCGGGGATCCCGCTTTTTAATCTCCGCGATAGCCGCCTCGAGCATAAGGTCCAAAAATCCGCCTTCTTTGCGCGGTACGAAGTTTTCGAGGAGATGGAGCTGGTCGAATGGAATATGCAGCATTCGCTTGTCTTCGCCTTTTACGTACACGAAGAGGTCGTTTTCATAGACTGTTTCAGCGAAGACCTTGGATACGTCCCCGGTGCGGCGAATCAGGTCGAGGTATCCTTTGTAGCCAATTTGAAATTGGCACTCCATGACCTTGGCTTTGCTGTTCCAAAAGGGCACGAGGTAGGCGTGGCCGATAAGGTTCGGCTCAAGCCCAAGCGTCGCGCAGTTCATCACGGCCCCGACGATGGAGGCCGGCGTACATTCGGCGAGCTTCGGCGTCCGGCTGATTGCCGTCAAGGTGATACGGGCCAATCGCTCCGGCGTCATGTGCTTCGGGACAATGGATTTGATAGCCGGAAAGTTGTCGGCCAATTCCTTCTTGATGACCGCGTTAAAGTTCTCGGCTTTAGACCCGGCCCTGCTGCTGAGTTGTTGCGATATAGCTGATTGATCCACTGTTCTGTTTTGAGCCATCATTCTTCGCCTCCGATAACCTTAAATGTGCGGACACCTTTTGCATTAGTCTTCCAGGTAAACTTCAACTCGTCCTGGAAATAGGCAAGCTCGGCATCCTGCATAACTCCTTTAATCCGGTTCTCATGCGTTTCTTTTCGTCGTTTTGCCTCTGCAAGGGCCGCTCGAGCTGCATAAAGCCCTTGGATATCGTCGTACATGGACTCCGGAAGATCGATCCGCTCACCAGGTGTAGACATGCCGTAAATCTCCTTAATAATGTCGGTGTCCTGATGGGAGTAAGCAGGCGGGACTTTGGCAAGGACATGCTCCTCCCAAAAGGTGCGCTCAACGGTAATCAGATTGCGAATCAGATCATCGTCCCGCTCGATTACGCGCCATTGAAAATCCCATCCCCCAATGAGGACGGCTATAAACCAACGATTCGCCCCAGTGACGGCCATATAGTGGTTGCATTGCAAAATGTACTCAACGGGTGCTTGTGTACCCTCCCAGTCATGCCGCGCATACTCCGACGTGTTCTTGCATTCCAGGCCGGCGTTCTGGCCTGGCAGCCAGCGGTCGATATTCGCCAACATGAACGGATATTGGGGATGCATGAAGATCGCGTTTTGGCGCCAGACTTTGTATCCGGTGTCCTCTGCGAACCAATCCGCGATAAGAGGTTCTAGCTTGCGGCCGGCGAGCATTTTGGGGTTGTCTTCGACCGGCGGGAGTTCGCCGATTTTGTCGAGGTAAACTGCCATCGGGGATTTATACCGGCTCATGCCGCAGATAGCGGCGACATCACTGCCGCCGATGCCCTTTCTGCGCCATTCAAGCCAGTCATCGTAGGACATGTCTTTGGTATTAACGAGCCGTATCGCTTGCACGGTAGTCACCCCTTACGACCATTTGGCATCCATCCTTTCGGCGCCCGACCACCGGGCAAAGCATTCGGCGCTGGCAAATAAGTCGCCGTCGTATTCCCAAACGCCTTCGTCGCCAAAATATATCCGCTGCCGGCATCCGCAGGCACAGACCGCGACCATATCAAGCGGTTTGCCCTGCGGATCGGGCCGTCCTACTGCAAAGCGGTCCATTTTAACCGGCACTCCCCGCGAGTTCAACGGCGCAACCGGCGCACACCAACTTGCCCCTGAAATACGAGGCATGCTCCACGTTCCCGCAAAAGATGCAAGCCGGCTCGTATTTTTTAAGAACGATGCGTTCGCCGTCGATGAAGATTTCCAACGCGTCCTTCTCGCCGATCCCCAAGGTGCGGCGCAGCTCGATAGGCAACACAACCCGGCCGAGTTCATCGACACGACGTACAATACCAGTAGCTTTCATGGATAATCCTCCCTTGCCCTGAGCGCTCCGATGCGCTATGATAGGGCTGATATGGTTGTTTGTTGCCCGACTCGGCTCCTACCCCGAGACGGGCTGTTTTTTTTATTTGCGCATCCAGCGCTTCCGGCTTAGATATGCTGCATAGCTGAGCGCCGAGAGCTTTTCTCCGAGAGTCAACGCTGCCCAGCCTGCTTTCGTGATTCGCATTGTGCTTGTTCACCCCCTGCATTTCCCGCAAATGACCGATGTTCCGATCAAATCGCCGCCGTGATTAATAATTTCAGCAATGTCTTTGGAGTCATATTTGAGCTCAGCCCCGCATTCCCCGCATTGCGTGTAAAATTCGTCGTCGTACAGCGGGACCTTGATTTCAACCCCATTGCCGAGTTCCATTTTGGTGTAAAACATCTCGCTATCCCTCCTTATCTGGACAACGATCCGATCGATATTTCCTTGACCACCGTCGTGTAAATCTCTTTTAGCCGCGGATCACTTTCGATGACGTCCATTTTGTTAGCGTCGTTGATCTGCGTTTTGGTTGCTCCGGCGTCCTCCAGCCGCTTTTTCAGGTTGCGGAGCCGAGTGTTCAGGTCGCAGCGTCCGCGCTCCTCCAGCAGCCGGTAGCTTTCGTTCCGCAAGTCCCGGTAAGCTTCGCCGGTACGATAGGCAGCGCCGTTCAGCATGGAGTTGATCGACTTGCGCCAGTCCTCGTCGCGTTGCAAGAACGTCTCCTGAATGGCATTGACCGTGCTCTTGACTTCGGTGAGCTCCTTTTGCGTTTCGGCCAGTTGGAGCTGCGTCCGGGCTACGGATTGGAATACCTGGTAGAACATTTGCAAGGAAGGATCAAGCTTAGACACGTCAATCTGCTCCGACTTAACGTTGTAGTAATCGTCTACCAGAGCCTCATACGCCGCCCATGCTTGATCGGTATTGAGTGACTTGGCGTGCATCCAAGCGCCTTTTTCGGTCCAAAGGTATAGGACCGGCGCGAATTTGAGGTTGGCATCAATTTGATGTGAAGCTTTGAAGGCCTCCAATTCTTCGCCGCGAAGCTCGAAATAGTGCTTCCCTTCCGTGTACCGGTCCCGATTCCGGGAAAAGTTGTTCGTGATGATCTTAGAATCAGTTCCAAAGGCTTCGGCCAGTTGCCCCGTTGTCAGAACACGTTGGTTTTGATGTTCGATTACTTGGAGTTTGTTCATTGGATCGCTCCCTTCACTTCATCTTGGCCTCCAAGGCCTCAAACTGCCGACAGATGTCGTGCTGCCACTCTACGTCGTTAACCTCGTGTGCGATTAGAGACAAGGTTGTCAAAACGTCGTAGCGATAAACCAGGTTTGCGTTTGCGTGTAAGCAGTGGCTGAGTTCTACTTGCTCTGCTTCGGATAAATTTGCGTACCCGCCTAAACGCTTCGCCTTGTCCGCGAGTTCGGCCATACGCCGATGCACTGCGGTTATGGCGATCATGGGGATACCTGCCTTTCGTCAGTGTTGTAAAACTTCGCCGGCTTCCAACCTGCGAATCCATTCGAGGTAAGCTTCTTTCCTGATCCGACGGCTATTGCCGCTCTTGAAGCTCGGTAGTTCCCCCGACGTACACCGCTGATATACCGTGTTCGGATGCCAACCCATCAGTTCGGCAACCTGCTTGACGGTCAAAATGTCTGGAAGATGGTCGAGTGAGGTCATCTTTGTTCACTCCTTTCACGCCGTATTTTGTTCCCGTTCGGGAACATTAATGGTAAAAAAATTTATGATCTCGGTTTCCGGTATGCCGAGAGTGTCAAGGATTACTCCAAATTCTTCCACGCTGATTTTGATTTTCCCATTCTCTTTCTTGTGGTAGGAAGATCGGGAAATGTTCAACGCAGAAGCGACTTTTTCTTGGGATATATTCCTTGACAATCTCTCATACCGGAGCTTCTGAAGGTTGAACCTCATCTGCAACACCTCCTATCTGTGTTTCCTATATTACCCTTATCGTTCCCGTTTGTCAACAAATAAATCGATTTGAATAAATATGTTGCCTATAGGGAACGTTTATGATACAATTGTTCCCGAGGTGAATGATTATGAGGTCGTCTGTAGAAATTGTTCGGTTATTAAAGAAGTTGAGAGAGAGCAAAGGAATGTCATTGGAGGAACTTGCTCGGAGGGTGGGGGTGGCGAAATCCACTTTATCGAGATATGAAAATGAACAGCGTGAGTTCCCTATTAATGATTTGGGTCAGTATGCCGATGTTCTTGGCACGACCGTTGAATATTTACTGGGTATCGAAGTTAATCGACCAGTGGAGTCGATTCCTCTCATTGGAACGATCTGCGCCGGTGACGGGTTGCTTGCAGAACAGAATATCGAGGAGTACATTTACTACCCACTTCAACATAAACGCCGACCGGACTTTGCACTGCGTGTCAAAGGCGACAGCATGATCGGCGCCGGCATTGAAGATGGCGACATCGTATATTTCAAAAAAGCATCATGGGCCGACTACAATGGACAGATTGTGGCGGCCCTTATCAATGACCAAGAAGAGGGGATGTTGAAGCGCATTCGTTGGACTAACGAATCACCGATGATTAAGCTTATCCCCGAAAACGATGAATACGATACTAAGGAAGTGTTACCGAACGAGGTTACAATTTGTGGGGTTTATATGGGGCATTTTAAGCCGGAGAGGGAGGCATGAGGTTATGATCGGATCATTTCGACGTCGCGGCTGCAAATGCAAAAAGAAACGTTGCACTTGCGGTGCAAAATGGACATACCGCTATCACATTATTGACCCGAAGACGGGGAAGAGGAAGCAGAAGGAAACGCGCGGATTTGATACGAAGGAACAAGCAGAAGCGGAAGCTAAGCGCATTCTGGCAGAGATTCAAAATGGAACGTATATCGAGGAAAAGGATATCACGTTCAAGGAATTTGCGGCGCAATGGATGAAAATGTATGAAAAATCGGGGAAAGTGAAACAAAGCACGATTGATATACGCAAGGCGAGATTGAAACTATTGGAAAAACGTTTCGAACAAATAAAAATGAAAGACATTACAAAATTAATGTACCAAGAATTCCTTAATGACCTTTCAGAAAAATATGCTCGAAAGACTGTCGCCTCCACTCATGAGGTCGGCAGCCTGATATTCAAAAAAGCGGTCGAATTGGAGGTTATAGCGAAGGATATCACAGAATATGCAGAGGTTCCACGCAAAATCGCGACCATCGAAGAACTTGAAGAGGCTAGTGAAATTCCGAGATATTTGGAAAAAGATGAGCTAGCGCGCTTTTTGAAAGTGGCGAAAAAATCAGATCGCCCACTCGACTATCCGATATTTCTTACTTTAGCTTACACTGGTATGCGGGTTGGAGAACTGCGGGCCCTGAAGTGGCGAGATATCAACTTCAAGGAGCAGACGATCAGCATAACAAAGACAATGTATCACGACACGCCGCAGCCACCTAAAACGAAAAGCTCACACCGAACCATTGATGTCGACCGAATTGTTTTGGATGTCCTCGACCGAATCAAAAAACGTCAAAAAATAGTGAAGCTAGATCACAAGGAAAACGACTTGATTTTTTCCAGAGGCGATAACAAACCCGTTTTGCATAATACTATTTTAAAAAGAATGAAGTCTCTGCTACGGCGAGCAGGGTTACCTGATCACCTTACACCGCACTCGCTCCGACATACTCATACGTCGTTGCTTGCGGAAGCAGGAGTAAGCTTAGAAGTGATTCAGAACCGGCTCGGCCACCAGGATGACAAGATCACTCGGAGCATATACTTACACGTAACTAAACCCAAAAAGAAAGAAGCTTCCCAAAAATTCGCAGAGCTTTTGGGGAGCATTTAACGCTTGCGTATGTGGGCAAAATGTGGGCAAAGGTGATAAACGAACCTAAAACACCTTTGTTTTAAAGACATTTACTCTATTGGGTGATGAGGTGCTTCCT